GAGTTCCAGATATAATCGGTTATGATAAGAAACATGGTCAGTTTGTAGCTTGTGAGATTAAGAAGTTAGGCGATAGGATTAGTCCAGAGCAGTTTACTTTTTTAACTCAGTTAGGATTAGCAGGAGGGGCAAGTATGTTATGTAGCCAGATATCAGATGAAACAATAAAATTAGAAATATTTAAAGATGGCGAAACTAAAATCTTCAGCTGGAGGGAATCAGAAAAAGAATTTCGGCAAACGTAAAATGGGTAGGGCTAAAAAATCTTACAATAAACATTCACCAGCCCCAAAACCTTATAGGGGCCAAGGAAAATTATAATATGTATCCAAAAGGCAAACCATATCCAAGAGGCTCTTATGATAAAGATGGACTAAAAATATGTAGTGATTGTAAAAATCATAAACATATTTATTTATATCCATCTAATAAAAGTACATATGATAAGATTTCTAACATATGTAAGGAATGCACAAATAAAAGAGGGAAAGATTATTATTTAAGAAATAAAGATAAAGAACGCATTAGAAGGCATGAAAGATATTTAAAAAATAGAGATAGGGAAATAAAATATGATAGTGAATACAAAAAGAAAAGGAGAGAAAGTGACCCTAAATTTAAATTGTTAAGAAACACAAGAGATAGGCAAAATAAAGCTGTAAGAGATGCAGGATTTAATAAAAAAGTAAAATCAACTTTATTATTAGGATGTGATGCAGAATATTTAAAAAAATATATAGAAATACAATTTAAACATGATATGAATTGGTCTAATTATGGTATTTTGTGGAATATTGACCATATTTATCCATTATCAAAAGTAGATTGGAATTGCATATATGATACAGCTAAATATTGCCATTATAGTAATTTGCAGCCATTGTATAAAATTGATAATATTATAAAGGGCAATAGAATATAAAAACAACAATTATGGAAAACTTAGCATTAGAAAACAAAGAAGAGAAAGTAGTAAAAGCTACAAAGAAAGCTAAAGAGTTTGTATCTAACGAGACAATACAGCTTATTCAAGACATCTTGGATGATGGCACTGTAGACTTAAAGTGGAGAGAAGCCTTAAAAGCACAAGTAAAAAAATATAAAAAAGATGCAGAATAACTACGAGTACGATTCAGTCGTTGAGAATGTTATTAATCGTTTAAAAGACAGAGCAAGGATTGGCTTTGAGAAATACGGAACCGACCTTGACAGAAATGACCTAATAACAGAACAATGGATTGAACACGCTATAGAAGAGGCATTAGACTTTAGTCTTTACCTCACTAAGTTAAAAGAGCAATTAAAGAAAAGTTTATAACAATAAAAACCAAACAAAATGTCTAAATCAAAAGAACTCTACCTTGGGAGATGCTTTACACTAACAACAGCATTCGGTAGTTTAAGAAAAATCTCATTAGGCCCACAAGACCTACAGAAGCTAAATGAATTTGCTGCTGATAACAAAGGATGGGCTAACATCTTAGTAAAGATGAAAAAGTCTCACAATCCTGGTGAATCAGATTTCTATGTGGAAATTGACCCATGGAAGCCAGATGGCGAAGTAAAAGAAAAACTACCTTTCTAAATTAACTATTATGAAAAATATACTTGAAGCAATGGTTGGACTTATAGCATTAATGGTAATGGTTTATGTACCATTTGCTTTCCTTATTGCAGAATGGAATCCTATGTTTTGGCATTTAACCTTTAGAGGTTTATATGTACTTTCTATTGTAGGATTAGTTACATTTGCAGTGAAAGAGTACCAAAAAAAGTAAAGTGTTGTGTTTTGTAGATAAATAGGTGGCCCTCCATATTCTTATGGGGGGTTCTTTATTATAAAAAAAGCCCCAGATTTTACCTGGAGCCTTCACCAAAACCAACCAAACACCTATGAGAGAGCATCTTAATTCTGTTTATTAGAACTATCATAAAATTTTGTTAATACTGAGCCGTAAAGCATTGCTTGATACCTCATTATAAAACTATTGATAGATTCATTGACATAGAAGTAATCTTCATTTGTCATATACACAAAACACCTTTCATCATTCTCCTCATCAGCAGTAACGCTAACTACTTGGTATATGTTGATATAAGCATCTGATTCCTCGGAGTTATCTTGGAACTCATAGCTTTCATCTTCATCTTCTGTCAGTTGTATGATGTGCATTAACATTTGTGATACTATTTTTAAGAACAGTAAGTCGCAATTCTCTAACAATCAATTCAAGCCTTGCTTCTAAATTGCTTTTCTCCTTCATTAATTGGTCAATCTTTACGTCTACTTCTCTGTTCATACAAATTTACGATTTAATTCTAATGGAAATAAAAAGTGCATACCGCATTGATTATCAATGTAATACACACTTTAAAATATTTACTAAACTATTGTTACTTCTTAGGCAATCTAATAATCTTGCTGCCTAATGGCATCGGTACAAATATAGCAACTCTTCCGCCATCTAACACCACTCCACAGCCTAATGTTGGTCTTTTGGGGAAAGGTCGTGAATATTCCATAGCATAGGCATCTATATCGATACCGCAGCCTACGTTCATGCCGAATATCATGTCCTTATCTGATGATGAGTATAAAACACCACCAAAACTATGGATATGACCTATAACAGTTGATTGCCTGGCATCTCTTGCTCTATTGATTGCACCAGCTTGTCCAGAACTACCAGTGCCATGAGTATATAGAACACCGTCTATTTCCCATTCTAAGGCCCATTTCCAGCCTTTAGGAGCATCCCATGCTTGTTCGTATGATTTGATGAATCGTTCTGGTAAACCGCTTGTTTGAGCCTTTCTTTTATGTAGGGCTGAGTGGTTACCGATACAGACTTTGACGTTAGGGAAAGCCTTGTACCATTTATACATAGCTGCTTGAGCTAAATCAGCCTCATATCCAGCTCCATGACCGTCTGGTTTAGATTCGTGATAACTGATTGCGTGATTGTCTACTTCATCTCCGATATGTACTACTTCGGAGCATTGAAACTTATTAGCCACTTCAAGGCAAAAGTTCCTATAAAGTGGGTGACAGAATGGTTCGTGAGTATCGCCTATGACTAAGACGTTTTTCTTGCTCATATTGGTTGGTTTGGTTAGTCTCTATGGTTGGCATAAACAGTTTTATTATTTACTTTTAAGGCATCTAAAATTTGCTTTCTGTTCTTACCTAAGTTGTAGCTCACATGAACCCATGAGTAATTAAACTCATTTATTAGCTGGTCAAATTCAAGGTTATTTTTGATATACTCAAATATCTCTTTATTGGTAACAGACCCCATACCATCCATATCAATATCTGCTGCTTTTCCCTCGCAGTGCTGTGACTTTAAGCTACCACTAATGTAATGATTGAGAACTTTGCTTCTATATCCAGATGATAAGTTAATAGGGCCGAACTTCATTCTAATAGGCTCTAATACTCTTTCGCAAAGTATTTTGATATTTTCTAAGTGTTCTGGGCTTGGTTCATTAGACACACCGTGTCTTTTAGCTGATTCGCTACGAGTAAATTCTGCTAAAGTAAAGTGTGCTGTTAGTCTCATAGAGCACTAAATTAGGATTTTTTATTAAACTGCTTTTTGATGAAGCCATACATCTGCATACCCAACCAACAAATAGTCATTAAATAAACTATAGACTGTAGCAAGGGATTAATTTGCACAATCCCAAAAATATTAAGCCATGATACGGCTGTGAATGTGATTCCTACTGGAGTTAAATCTGAGTTCAAATCGTTAAAGTTTGACATTGTTACTTTTTGTTAAAAATTGATGTTACAACACTTGCTGACAATAAAGTAGCAGAATACATAAGCAATGAATCAAAAGCAGTTTGAGACAATAACGCTGTAAATATCCCAGTTATTGCACATAACAAAGAAAGCATACCAGCTACCCTTTTTGAACTAACTTCTGAACCTCCAGAAAACATATCCTTTATAAACTTTATCACTTTCTACCTATTTTAAAATACAAGCTACCAGAGTAACTCATATTGTTATTTTTATTAATATTAAGATTAAGGCCTATTAGAGCCTTATTTTTGGCATTTAGCATCAAACCAGGACTTAGTACTTCTAAGCCATTAGATTGGCTAAAATCGCCTCTTATGCCGTAAAAAAGCCTATATTTAGCTTTCTCTGCATAAAACTCCTTAACATAGATGGTTTTTTCGGTAATCTTGGACTCAAAAGACCTCGACTTGATACGATTTTGGCTGATGGTATCATTAATCACAAAGATATTAGAATCTTGGTTAATCGTATCTGAATACGCATATATACGCATATAATCAGATAAAATATGAACTGTATCGTGTATTGTAGTCGTATCGGTAGCTATAATCACAAAAGGGATAGAATCCCCTTTTATGTACGTTTTTCTGTACGTTTTTTGGTACACAGTATCATGTACCTCTTTAACTTTTTCGTACTTAGATAGGTCAATATCCTCTTTTTTATCAGATTTATGACATGATTCATAGGCAAATACGCCTAAGAAAAAAAAGCTAACAATAAGTATATAGTCTCTAAGATGTGTCATATTATGTTATTGTGTAAGCTCCAGTTCCTTGTAGACTTACAGAATAGGTTGCTACTGATTCTAATGGGCCAGCAAGATTAATAGATTGTATATTAGCTGTTCCTTGTATTGTATATAGAGTACTTGTTCCTATCGCAAATTTTACCGTTATAGGAGTTCTTGACAACTGATGGTCTAACATATCTTTATAATCGTAATCACCTAATGTTATTAATCCATCACAACTAAGTGTCCATGAGGCTGTATCTACTTTAAACTCTTTAAACCATGCAGAAGTAGCAGAAGTTACATTAGCCTGGTCTACACTGACTTCAAAAGAACAGTTAGTAGAAGCCGCAAATGGAATATTTGTTGTTCCATTGAAGTAATATAAAATTACATTTGTACCTAAAATTGCCATAATTATTTATTTTCTATAAATTCAAGTGTTTGAGTTGAAGCATCATCCACTGTAGTTGATTCTATAATTTGTAATTGATTAACTTGTTCTGTATAAGGGTCAACATCTAATCTGTTAATAACAAACTTTTTACCATTATAACTAAATGGGCCAGTAGAGGAGTCTGCAACAGTTAAAAATTTATTTGGTGATAAAAGTCCAACAGCATTATATACCCTTCCTAAATCACCTTCTAAAGTAGCTATGTTCTTATTTAAAATATTAGATAAATCTCTTGCTACTAAATATGGTAACATATCATAAAAAGTAGATGTATCACTTTGCTTATACCATAATGTCCATGGTTGAAAAGGATTATTACCAACTTTAGTTCCTTTAATTAATAAACCATTATTTGATGCACCATAATTAATAGTCTTATCATTATTAACATCAATTAAACCAAACCTAACATTTATGTTCTTTTCATTTGTTGCAGTACCTATTGACCTAATTATGTCAAGTGATTTATAGTTTGTACTATCTTGTTCTTGAGATAATACAAAATCTTTTAAAGTAATAGATTTAAAGCCATTAAATTGAGCTGATGCACTTCTAATTTCAATACTCATGAATCCCTCCTTAGTATACATTTTTATTTCTTGCTCTAATTTAAAGAAATCATTAGCTGCAGTACCAAAACTTATGTAATTACTTGTTGTTTGCCAAGCTGTAGCTTCTGTAGTGCCAGATGGATAGTAGTAATAGGCTGTTCCGCCACTATATAATATAATTCTATAATCGTATGTAAAAGAAAAGGATGCTTCTGTTTTAAAGTAAAATGACATACGAGCTATCGGCATATTAATATATGGCAAAAAATCGTATGAACCAACAGAACCAGTAGTATAAAACCTAAACTCTCCATTAAAACCGACTGGTATTTCTATTCTTACCTCATTAGATAAATCAGAACCAGAATTAGTAACATTTAAGTCTATTTGTGGAACCTGTCTATATAAAGTCCACCCAGTTACAGTATCTGGATTAGTGGATGCGTTATAACTTTTAAATCTACCATTAAATATAAAATCTTTATTATATGTATATTCTCCAGATACCACTACTCTATTATATCCTTTTTTAATGTTCTTTATTTGACCATTATTAATAAAGTAAAAATTACTTGTACTATAAGAATATGGATTTATAGACATAGCATTAGATAATGTTCCATAAGAATCATAACTAAATGAACCTCCACTAACTAAATATCTTGTATAGTAATTGCTACTATTAATGATTTCAGTACAAGGAACCATCCAAAAATTACCTTCAGCTTGGAAGAATCTACATCCAAAAGCAACAGCAATGGCTTCTAATATATCATAATAGTTCTCTCCTTGTATATCTCTTGGATAAATAAAAGTTTGATTAAATGGCTCGTATCTACCAGCAGGGGCTGTACTTCTATCGTTCATGCCATAAGCAAAGTAATTACAAGCTGAATAAAAATAACTATCACCACCATAACCTAATTGAGTTATAGCATCAGTTATAATACCAGCTAATCCATAAGCTCCATTAGTGTTTATATCTTGACTAAACGTCTTTTGTTTTAAGAAGTGTAATCCATCTACGCATGGAATAGTCATATACTTAACTCCAGTTGTAAATGATAATTCTATATAATCTGATAAGATAAATCCTTTAAACAATAAAAAACCAGCATAGTAAATTGTTACATAATAAAGCCTATCATCATAAGTTAACACATTAGGTAGATTACTAATATCAGCATCTGTTTCTAATGCTATAGAAATAGTAGCAGTCATTGGTACAAGTCCAGGTTCTAAATCATCTGAACTTGGGTTATTGTTTACTGTAATTGCTGAAGCTGTATAAGACACTGGAGTAATACTACCAACAGTCTCTTTGTATATATATGCAACTACGCTTGTTCCAGTATTTCTACCAGCTTGTGTTATTTCGTATGCTAATTGGTATGACATTACGCTAAATTAATATTTTGTCCTTTAAGTTTAGAAGATTTTTGAGCCTTTTGAACAGATAATAATAAATCTTGTCCTCTAAGTACAAAGGTACCACCTGCTTCACCTCCACTAATCATTGATTTCAATTTGTCTAAAGGAGCAATAACTTCTGGGTTTGAACTTGCACCAGGATATTCACCTACCAATCCCATTGTTGGCCCAGATACAATACCACCAGAAGCAAATTTTGTTGCTTTATCAGCTACCATATTTTTAAGAGCAGTACCAGCAGCAATAGCAGCAATACCTACTGGTATAGCAAAAGGAGCTAATGCACCACCAGAAGCAAATAATGCTTGTATTGTCAAAAATAATTTAGATAACAATATTAATTGAGTTCCAAGTTGAATTAATGTATCTCCTAAGAATTTAAAAAAAGCACTTGCATCTACCTCTACTCCGCTAAAAATATTACCTAATTGTGTTCCTACTTCTACAAGCACATTTGTTTGTAGATTTCTCATTATATCATTAAACTGAATACCAAAATTTTCAATAGGGTCAACAAGGCCCTCTAATTGCGATTTTAAGTTTTCTATTGATTTTTTAAACTCTTCTGTACCATAACCAGCTTCAATAGCAGATTGTTTAAGTCTTTCATTATCTGCTATAGCTGACTCAATAGCAGCTTTTTGAGCTTCATAATTTCCTCTTGTTGCTCTTAATGTAGCTTTTAGCTTATCATTAACATTTTTAATATCTTCTTTAGCAAATTGTTCATTAATTGAAGCAAGTGCAGATTCCATCTTAAACCTCATGTCAAGTTGAATACTTGCTACCTTATCTGCTATTTTTTGTGCTTCTTCTAATTCTTTATCGCTATATTTTTTGTTTATAGCCTCAATCCTTAATCTATTAGCAAGAAAAGCATTTTCATAATTTGTAAATCCAGCAGCATTTAATGTAGCAATATCTTCTTGTAGCTTTAGCTCAGATTGTGTTATTTCCTTATTTCTTTCATTTAAAGTATCTAAATAATTGCTTACTTGTACCTCTTGTGCTTTTAGGAGTTTTTGGTCTCTTTCTCTTTGTAATTGTTCTTGAGTTTTTCCACCAGGTTTAGTAGTATCTAATTCAGATGAAACATTTGCATCATAAATGTCCTCGAATTTTGAAAGCTGAATATCTAATTGTTTATTTTGAGCTTTTAAACCATCAATATTATCTTTAATTGTAGAAGCCCTAACTCTTTCTAAGTTAATAGTTCCTGCAGCATATATTAGATTTTTTTTATCTATTTTTATTTGTTCCTTATCTGCAGAAAGACTTGCATCTTTAAACTCTAATTCTTTTTCAGCAATTTTTAAATCATTCTCAATTTGCTTAGTTACAATTTCTTTAATTGCTGTTTGAGCTGCTTGAGCTTTAGCATATCTAACAACAGCTGCACTTAATTTATTATAAGCAGTAGCTGCTTTTCCTGCAGCTATATCTTCAGCACTAAAATTTTCTAATAATTTAGGATATTCTTCTTTTAATTTTTTAGCAGCAGAAATCCTATCATCCATTGATTTGTTTGCATTAGTAGCAACACCATATAGGCTATCTAATTTAACTTTTTGTTCAGCAAGACTTTTAGCAAACTCTTTATTGTAATCAGTTGCAAGTTTAACTTTTCCACCAAAACTTATAAGACCAGAATCTAATGCTGTAAGTGTTGCAATTACTGCAGAAAAAGCTAAGTAAGCTGCACCACCAATTCCTGCTATACCACCAAGTAATGCAGGAAGGTTATTTTGAATACCCCTAAATCCATAAGGCAAATCTTGCACAACTAATGATAAAGCAGTCCAATTTTGATTTGATTTTTTAAGATTATTTGCACTTCCAGTTATTGCATCTCCAGCTCCATTAGCAGAATTTTTCATTGAATTTAAAGTAAAATTCAACTGCTCTGCATTCATTTTAAGCACCTTCATTGACGCACTTGCTGGGTCTAATCCTTGAACCCTAAGAGTTGTCCATAATTTAGTAGTTGCGTCAAGTTCTTTTTGAACACTTTTAACACTCTTACCCAATAACTCGTTAGAAGCCGTAATGTTATTTATGGTCTTAGTGTACTGGTCGGTGGCTTTAATTATAATATCAATACCTTCTTGATTCGCCATTATTATACTGGTTTAATATTTTCGTATTTTTTTAAAACTGCCTCTAACTCTTCGTTAGTCATTATCTTAACTTTCTTCTTTCTATTTCTCTTATCGCAATCTAACTCTATAAGTTCAGTAGGCTTAACCTTCTTGCCTTTAGGTAGTTGCATATTAACAAGAATAGTAGTTTGCCATCTTGACCTCACCCATTCTTGTTCCTCTTTATGCCTATAACCATACCAAATAAAGTCTAATTCAGCCATGGTCATATCCCAAAACAAATGGGGAAGTATTTGACACTCCCCCATTGTATATCTTTCTATGTCAATCCATTCTAATTTTTTTTTTCTTCACCAGCCTCTGTTGACGTAGAACCAGGTTGCTCTAATCCGCTATTCATACTTTCTGATAGTGCAGCCATGATTTCTTGAAACTTTGTTCCACCGATACCACCCATGTCATCTATCCAATCGCATACGTCAATCTCTTTAAAATCTGGCGTTCTACCTTCTTTGTAGAAAGGGTATTCAGCAGCAGACCTTACTAAATTAACGACAGCGTCTAAAGCAGATTCACCGCTTAAAGCTGTTCCTATCTCTGTTGGGCCTATACCTTGTAACTGACAGAATCTCTTTAAAGACCATGTGCAGAAACGCAGCGGTATTACCTTACCATCAGAAAGTGATAGGTTAAATTGTCCTCTCATATATTTTGGTTTTTAGTTTATGCGTTGGTAGTCATCACTAATGCTCCAGTTCCAGTGAATGATGCAGAGAAAGTAGCTGGAGATTCCATGTCACCAGTAAAGTCTAAAGACTCAACTGCTGCAGTTCCAGTCCAAATCTTGTCACCACTTACGAAAGTAGAGAAAGTCAAAGATACGTCTGTTCTTGAACTAATAGAAGAAAATAAATCTTCTACGTTTACACCAGCTGCAGCAGATTCGATTACTGCTAATCCATCTGTAGTTACTGACCAAGAACGAAGTCCTTGAATTTGAGCCGCCCATCCGCCACTATCTTTTGTAGTAGAATCTGGTAAGTCTGTTGATACTGATAAAGAACAAGATGTAGAGTGAGCTACAGCTACTCCACCTATCTTTACTACCAATAGGGTTCCGTTAAATACACCAGTTGTTGCCATTTTATTTGTTTTTTTATGTTATTTATGTTGTTTGAGTTACAAAGTGATTAACCACTATAACTCTTCTAAAAATATATGTTTCTTCTACATAGTCAAAAGTAGCCTGGTTTGATACCATATTCCTTGTAACTATTTTGAAATCTGGAGAAGCATTTGGGTAATCTGCAGGAGCTACTCCTATGATTTCCAATAAGCCATTAGCCCATTCATCTACTGACTTTTGACCTACCTCTCCAGACTTAAATGTCCTATATACAATATCAAACTGTATGCTTACATCAAAGTTATAGCTTGTTTTGTCGCTATTCTCTACTGATGTCTGTGAACTTATCAACAAGAATGGAGGCTCGGCACCATCTGGAGCTATGGTATCATATACCGATAACTCGTAGTTGTTAGCATTTATCTTGTCGAAATAAGCCTTTCGTATAGCATATCCACAGTCTTTCATTATCCTTCTACCTCTACTTCTTTAGAATCCGTTTGTTGGCCATTTTGAGCCTCATTTAGCTCACCAAAGAACTTAATAAGGGGTAAGCCATACTTTGTCGGTAACTCTTGAAAAAAGCCATCTAATTGCTTAATTTGCTCTTCGTTAATTAAAATACTCATATATTCTGGTTTTTATGGTTAATAAATCTATTTTTTCACCCTTTGTTCTCACACTTCTTAATTTCTCCCTTTTTACGTCAGCGTATTCCTTGCCGTAAGTTTCATCCCAACTTTTACCTTTTTTAGCCTTACTAATTTTAGTCTTAGCTTCTTCTGATAATTTTACACCCTTTCTTGGAGAAGGTTTACCCTTCTTAAAGTCACTTATCTTCTTTTTGGTTTCTTCGGAATGTTTATGAATCCTTCCAAATGCACCATCTCCACCATTAGTTAAATTAACTAATATCCCAGTTCCCAAGTTTTTTCTGCCGTACAAAGATATGAACTCTATTTCTTTCCTTTTAGCCTCTTCAATATCTATGTTTTCAAATAGTATTTCTATCTCATAATCCGTTTTAGATACTATTTTATTCCAAAATTCACTTCTTCTAGTCTTTTCTCTTGACCTTGCAAAGCTATTATCTGTACCTATACCAATGTAAAATGGCTCATTTTTATCTAATCTTATGTGACGATATACATAAGCCATTGTCATATTTGGTTATTTTTTACAAATTTAGGTAAAATATTATTAGTTAACTTTTGTTATTAAAACAGTTTGTGCCGCTCCAGGATTAACTGGGTTATATCCAGATACTTTTATTCTAATTTGATTATTTGTAGTGCCATTTACTTGCTGATTTGATTCAGTTGAACCATTCCAGAATACTGCGGTTATTGTTAAGGCTCCAATGTTTAATGGGTCTCCAGTCACTAATTGAGTATAAGCTATTCTTTGAACAACATTGCCAATTCCAAAATCATATCCAGTTGTTACATAAATATATCCAAGATATACACCTCTGTATTCATTACTACCACCAGCATTTGGGTTCCCGCTAACAACTAAATTATAAATAGAATTATTAGCAAATCCAGTTATAGCAGTATTAAAGTAAATGCCAGTATCAACAATAGAGACGGTAACATTTGTAGATGTTTGACTATAAGATTTTCCATATGAAGATGGAGTAATTATGCTATTTGAAAAAGTAGCATTACCATTTGAAGATATAACAAGCCTATCTGTATTTTGAGTTTTTAAACTAATATCAGAAGATGCAGCAGTACCTATTCTTATAGCACCAGATTCGCACCACAATTCCATGTCATTTTGAATGCTAAATAAGTAACCTTTATTAACACCTCCTTGCATAAATGCAAGTATTGAACCTTGTCCAGCTCCAGCTCCACCATCTATTGCTAACACTTGTCTACTTGTTGCAGTATATCCTGGAGACGTTGTTCCAATTCCAAAGCTACCAGTTGGTGATACATATAATCTTGTTGCATTATTGGATATATCTAATAAAGAAAATCCAGCATTGCCAACATTATTAAGACCAGCTACCCATGCATAATCTCCACCACTTGTGCCAGTATTTTTAATTCTAACTCTTGATTGCGACTGGTCATTTGAGTTTATAGTTAAAATATTGCTAAATGTAGCAGTTGTACCAATTAATGCACCACTAAATGTGCTACTGAAATCATCTAATATAGTAAGTATATCTGTACCACTTCCAGGAGTAACTCCATTCCCATTTAACCCTAATCTAATTCCTCTTTGACCAGCAACTGCACTATCATTAATAATTTTTACATACCCTCCATTTACTTCATTATTACTACCTATTATACCTATTTGTTGAGTACCGCTACCAAGGTAAGACCTAAAGTAATGATATGTATTTTGGAAAATAGACCCTGCAGTAACATTATTAGTAAATGTAGCACTTGTTCCGTTTAAGGCACTTGTGAAAGTTTTTGCACCACCAATAGTTTGCGTATTTGTTAAATCAACAAAATTTTGTGTTGTAGAACCAGTTCCTCCATTAGCAATAGCTATTGCAGTACCATTCCAAATTCCAGTTGTAATAGTTCCTAAAGTTGTTATACTTGTAGAACCAGCAGCAGGAGATTTGCTATTAAAAGTATTCCAATCTGTAGAACTAAGGAATCCGTTAGTTGCAGTTCCAGATTGAGAAATTGAAACTACTCCAGAAGCAACGCTTATTGGTGCAGTTCCAGATATAGCAGCTTGTGCTCTTGCTGAAGTAAAGTATTGATTGCTACCTTCTGCAATGTTTGATGTTGTTAAAACTACTGTTCCAGCTTGTCCATTTACAGTTGTAACTGGGAAAGCAATATTTGTATTTGAAGCACTTGTGATTCTACCTTTGCTATCTACAGCGATTGTAGGAACCGCAGTTGTTGTACCGTAAGTTGTTGCAGTAACACCAGTGTTAGCTAATGTTAAGGCACCAGTAGCATTTGCACTACCATCGAAGCTAACTGACCATGCAGCGTCTCCAGTTGCAGATATTGTTCTTGCAGTTGAAAGTACGTTTGCAGCATTTGCTGTACCAGCTAAATTACCTTCTACGTTAGCAACCAATGTGCCAACAGTATATCCAGTTCCAGTAGTGTCTACTACGTTAGTAGGTTCGTCTACTAAACCAGTAAAGAACTTAAACTTACCAGCGTCAGAAGCATCTCTAAATAATCCAGTAAACTCAACACGAGTTTGTGCTGAATCAAAGTATCTACCATAATATCCAATATCTACAGCATCTGTAGTATTGTTATCGTTAGCTACCTCAAATAATGGGTCTTTAGAAGATATTGATTGAGTATTTACATAAGTAGCTGTACCATTGATAGTTAAGTTACCACTTACAACTACGTTGTTAGGGAAAGTAACATCATTTGTGAATCCAACAGTTGTAGTGTTACCTACAGTTGAAGCAGCAATTTGATTTGCAGTTCCGTTGATTGTTGTAATACCTTGGTCAGTCCAAGAAGCTGTAATTACGTTTGCATCTTGCTGAGTCAAAGATAAAGTCTTAGTAGATGTACCAGTTACTGCAGCAGATACGATAGAGCGATTGTAAGCTATATCATACTCTCCTAATTTAACTGTTGTAGGAATTGCATAACCAGCAGTTAAGCTGAATATACCACTATTGTTAGCATAACTTAAACCAGTCGCAGATGAAGCTAATGCAAGTCTTGCACGAGCATCTGTGTAATATAAGTTAGTGCCTTCATCTAAATCTGTAGTAGTCTTAGCATCAAAAGCAGTATTGAATCTTGCTTGAGTGTAGTAAAGGTTTGTACCTTCTGTTAAGTCAGTAGTAGTCTTTGTACCGAATCTTGAATCAAATCTTTGATTTGTAAAGTACAAGTTAGTTCCCTCAGCCAAATTTGTTGTAGTACTTGCAGCAAGATTAGTAGCAAAATTAACATTACCTCTTGCTGTTGTCCAATAAAGATTCGTTCCTTCTAACAAGTTCGTTGTGCTCTTAGCAGCGAAAGCTGAATCAAACCTTCCTTGAGTATAATATAAATTAGTTCCTTCTGTAATCCAGGTTGTTAAAGGTGCGACATTTTCCCATACAGCTAAAGATGAATTATATCTTAAAACATTGTTATTAGCTACAGATGTAATTTTTACGTTATGTAGTTCATCGATTTCGTAGCCATTGTCAACTTTAACAAAGATTTTACCTTGTGTCTTATGAGCATAAACTACAAAACCTACGATAACTGTATGTTGAGGAGCTACTGGCTTAACCTTAGTGATAGCACCAGGAGTGGTTGGAGAAAGGTATAAAACATCACCATCGTTCCAATCTTCTAATTGTAAATCTCCAGTTGTATCTATATTTCTTACCAAACCAGAAGTAGTAACAAATCCTTCTTGGTTGTTAGCTATGTTCTCGGTAACCAATCCTAAAGTATCTGCAGAGTTAGCATCGTTATTAGCTTGTGCTAAAGCAACTGCTAATCTTTGACCTTGAGCTGAAGCAACTTTAACAACTTGATAAGCAGCTTCTTGCAAAATAGAACCAGAGTTGTTTAATACTCTTGCTACTTGCTCTTGGCCTATTTGTAAGATAACTTGACCACCCATTAAACCTAAATCTAATGTACCGTCAGTTGTATTCCACTTTAATTTACCAACCGCACTTGCTTCACCAGCATTTACGTTAAACTGCATATAATCTCCTTGAACACCACCGTCTGCAGTTGCAATAGTGATAGTCGGAGTCAAAGTTCTTAGAGTATCGTTATAAGCCCAAGTGATACCAGTACCATTCTGAATCAAAGTGGCAACAGTATCATCAATTAAATCTTGTATTTGAATACCACCTCCAGTAATAATCAAATCACCAGTGATGGTTAAATCACCAGTAACTGTAGCTGCAGTAGTTGACAGAGAAAGAGCAGTATTGATACCACCACCATCTTGTACTGGTTGTAAAGTACCACTTACTCCAACATTATTAGCACCAATCTGTAGTACTTGTCTATATGTATTTTTTACCGCTTTACCTTGAAGAGTAGCCATTATATTTTAATTTTTTTAATTTGATTAACCATTTTATATAGTTCTTCTGAAGCCGACAAGAATAAGAATGGTCTATGGGGCAAATTTACTACATTTCCGTTATTTCGTTTAAACGTCTGTGCGTACCCCTCAAGTTTATTCATATTTAAGTTTCTATAATATGGTATTTGAAAAGATGGCCCAGTACCAAACTCCACAAATGGAGAATAATACGCAGTTGACCCAACCTTTGCTCCTGCACTCATATTATAAGGAGTGCTATAAATAGAACCCTTTAACTTGTAAGTTTCACCGTATGGAGCACGAGCCCTTGCGTTATTTTCTATATTAATCACACTTTGATTAATGATAGCTTGAACCTTTTGAGTAATAACATTAGGTGCCTCTTTTAACCTTTTTGATAGGTTAGTTATGCTGCTCGTTTTATCTATTGAAAATGACATTAAGTAGTTTCCCAGGTTGTACTAATATTCTCCCAGAAAGCAGTAATACTATCCCAGGTACCAACTCTCTTTAAGGTAGAACAAGTGATTCTTAAATAGTTATGGCTGTCAAATTCATCTATAACACTGCTAATCAAGTATATATTACCTTCAAAAGCAATAGTAAGGTCATTAGAAATAGAGATACTATTGGCATCTCTTATCCTAAAAACAATGTTATCTGATATAGAGTCCTTACCAGCTATGTTTGTCTTGTTTTGATTCTCCCTAAATATCTCAGCCCAACAAGTATAGTAGTCTACATCCGTTAGAACATATCCACCAGCACCGTCAGATTCTGAAACCTTAGATTGGAAAGTAATCCTATTTTTAAGTCTACTTATCATTATAATATTATGCTTACTCGTTTATAAGGCTTCATTAGTTCGTATGCAGATGCTATGTTAGCATTTGGTTTGCTGTCCTCTACAGAAGATTCTCTATAATCATATAAATCAGCAAGTATCTTATATAAGGCTGTTTTCATAACTGCAGGAGTTGTAGCATAACCACAAGTATAAGTAAATCTAAACTCCATGTGACTAAAAGCAGTCATGTATAGTTTTTTATAGGTAGTTCCTAATACGTTGTATTGAGGTACAGTAATCTCTACCCACTCTTCGTTATCCCAGTATTCTACCTTAGAAATCGTATTGATTGGTGCGTATGGAAGTTCAATGAACTCATCAACATAAGACACAACTTGTAAAGTACGAGCCGTCATAGCCACACCAGCATATTTCTCTAATCTAACTCTTGCAGAAGTTATCAAAGAGCTAATTAAGTCGTTATCATCATCAAAATCAACCCTTAGATAGTTCTTAGCTTCAGACAATGTTATTGGTTCTGAAACTGGCTCTATTGTGGTTGTGACATCCCTTATAATCTGCATATACCATTATTTTTACAAAAATAACTAAAGTTTGTCATACCTCCATTTGAAGCCACCAGATGATGGTATTTTGCCTAAGGCCGCAGAACTAATGTTTTTTATGCCTAAGCATCTTTGAGCTTCAGACACATTTCTGTACTCATCTATAAACATTCCATTCATAGTGTATTGATATACTACTTTTGATTTGCTGCTGTTAAGACTTTGCTTTATTTTAGTCGCTTCGCTTCTTGGCCTTCTAACTATCTTTTTAAGATTTTCTAATATCTTAATCATGTGCTCTGGGCTCTTTTTATATGACTTTGCCTTTTCAGACATTAATTTCTTTGTTTCTTCCGTATGCTTTCTACCCAAAAATAAACCCTTTAATCTAAGTTTTTCTTTGTCTGTTAAAATTCTGTTTTGTCTTGCTTCAGACATTTTAGCTTTAGATTCTTCACTTATAAACCCAGACTTATCCTTAGTTTCAGTTAGTCTACAGTTTAGTCCATTATCACCAATAACACCATAAAAGTCTTGCCAATACCTTTCTCTTTCGTTAAGGTTTTCTACTAAACACTCTTCAATAAATTCAATAGTATGTGCATCATATCCATACTTCTTTAATGAGTTATGAATCCTTACTTGATATGGCTTTGCACCATTCTTGTAGTAATTCTTTCTCTTAGTAAAATTGGTAGTTTGCCCAATGTAAATCTTGCCACTTGGACTTGTAATTTTATATATTCCTATCATAAAAAAGGGGAGTAGCTTTTGAACTACTCCCCCCAAAGGTATATAAATTAAGTTATATTACCAAAATCTAGGCAACATTTCCGAAGTCACCATAAACAAACGCACCAGCGTAGTAGATAGGGAATGCGATTCTTGCCTCAACACGAACTGTAATCATGTTCTCAACAGCGTTGTTACCATCTTGGTCAAAGAATTGAACAGAGATACCATTACGTTGCATGATTTGAGCACCCATTGACCAGTCTCCTACTAAGAACTTATCAGCAGTGATTGCTGTAGACTTGAAGATAGGGATACCAGCGATAGATAATTGACCATCAGTTGTAACCACTGTAGAACCTGGTAAAGAGTACGCAGAGTTCACATTCTTAGTGTTTACGATGTTAGCCCAATCTGAAGGGTTAATCAAGATACCAGTTGCAGAGTAGTTACTTGCTTCAACTTGTGCAATAGCTTGTACTAATTGCTCAACGTCAACTGTAGCAGCACCACTGAAAGCAGTAGCAACACCAGTCAAACCTTGCAAGTTAACACCAGAACCAGAACCGAATAATAACTGAGCATCTTCAGCTACTAAGTATTTCTCTAACAAACGAGATTGTAAGAAAGAAGTCATAGCAGGAACGTCATCTAACATTTGGCGAGAGATTTTAACGTAACCAGCGATAACTTGTGCAGGAGCATTAACCATGCTGATATCGAAATCAACTTGAGCTTTTGCACTACCTTGAGTTTGGTTAGCAGGAGCACCTTCACCACCAGTTTCTTGAGGGAAAGTAAATAATCCTTGAGAGATTGTACCTACTGGTAACAAACTTCTAACGTGGATTTTACGAGAAGGTAAACCATAAACTTGGTTAGCATACTGACGTGGAATATCTCCAGTCAAGTTAACTGCTTCTGTCATGTTACCTACTGCTTTAGTGTCCATAATGAAAGAAGTGTTCTTCATTTCACCACGACCTAATTTTGCGATGTTGTCCGCATTCTTTTCAATTTGCTCACCTAAAGTGGCATTGAAACCTTTAAATTGATTTTCGTTCATTGTTTTACGATTGCTTTTTGCCTCTAATTTGTCTGCAGCATCTTTAACTACAGAGATTTGAGATTTTAATTCTTCTAATTCAGTTTTTAAGCCTTCTACTGCTACTGCACTTTCAGCTTTTGCATTTTCGATTGCTCCAGATACTTCTGTTTTGATGCCTTCGAATGCACTTTTAATTTCTTCTACCATTAGTTGAAAATTTTAAATGATTGTAAATATTTGTTTACCTCTAATTCAATGGAAACCATCGGGTCATCTTCATCTTCCAATGCCTCATCTTCTGATTCACCTACTGGTTGCAACTCAGTTGGAGCATCTACTGGCGGTTGTTCTTCCGAAGCGACTGATTCATCTTCTTCCATCTCAGCGAGATATTGTTGTAATTGCTTGAGCTTTAACTCTAACAAGCCAAAAGTTTCATCAGTATAGAAACCATTTCTCAATGACTTGATAGTTTTAGCTATCTCATCAATTAGAGTTGACTTGATTTCAGACTTAACCATAACGGTTGGCGTATTAGAATTGGCACCCCATAATACTGAGGAACCTTCAAACAATTTAATTTCTTGAATCTCGTTATATCCAGATTTAGCTTGAGACTTTACAGTCTGGAATCCAATGCTATGCTCTGTGATATGACCGTCTTTATACAGCTCATAAGTATCTCTACCTAAAGTTGTATTAGGCATCTTAACGATTGCCTTTAAACCAAAAGCATCTTCCACCAATTCCTTTGGCTTAGCTACTGGTTTGTCTGTAGAATGATTGAACAAGTGCCAGATTCTATTCTTTGCTTGTGGGCCATTCTCTTTAATAGACTTTGTAAATGAGCCTGGCATAATTATATCGCCATCGCTATCTACATTACCAAATGCAGAATAGTAAACCTCAATGGTTCTTGTGTCATCAGACATATCGACTGGTGCACCACTAACTGCTTTCTTGTTATAAAAATTACTCATATATTTTTGTTTAAGCAATAAACACAGTACAACATCTACAGTTACAATTATTCATTGCACCTCCGTTTGCATCATGTGCGTATTGCATCTCAATTACTCCTCTTTCTGGCGTATTCACAAGGAACGGCTGATTAATCGGTATTCTTACTCCTCCAGCATCTGGATTGGTTTGTCTATCCAATGTTCGATGCCAACTTCTGTACCTATTATTCTTAGCAGGATAATCTGCTGCCACCCATTGCTTCAGCAAAGGTATGTTAACAAATTTAACTGCACCCATCATACCAGCACTTAATGCTTGATGTGATTCCGTTCTTGCAATCAGCAGACTCCTTGCGTTGTTAATTTTCCCTTCTTGTAGGTTTTTAATCGCAAGTGAATTAACCTCGTTAAGACTCAAGTTATTTTCTTGTCCGTATCTAATAGAGCCGTTCAATATCCTTGTAATCTCATTCTTGGTAGTATTTTCAATTCCGTACATCTTAGTTCCGCTATAGGTTGTCCAATAAGACAACATAAAAGCCAACCATTCATCCATGATGTTCAGAGGGTCTAAATCTACTGATTCTGCTTTTTTAAACTTGTCAAATATCTTTTCATACGTCATGGCAGTATATCCGCCAGTCGTCTCGTA